GGCACAGGCGTTGTGACGGCTCTGGGAGTCAATACGGGCACTGCTGGGGCATTTGTGGTTAACGGTGGCGCTTTGGGTACGCCGAGCAGCGGTACGTTGACTAGCGCCACAGGGCTGCCCCTGACAACCGGCGTGACAGGCATTCTTCCAATAGCCAACGGTGGAACTGGCACAATCTACGGTGTCACGGGCGGAACATTTTAAGGAAATATTATGGCACAAACAGGCTACACCCCAATTCAGCTTTATCGCTCAACAACCGGAGCGGCTGTACCTTTAGCAGCTGACTTGCTCCCTGGAGAGCTTGGTTTTAACATTGCCAACACTGACATGGCTCTGTATGCTGAAAATGCATCAGGCACCGTCACACGCATCATGAACAACCCTGCTGGGTTGAAGTACCCAACTGCTGACGGCACGGCAAATCAAGTTATTAAAACCGATGGTGCTGGTACCCTCTCTTTTGTAACACCGGCATCTGGCGCTACTAAAGGCCAAGCAATCGCTTTTTCAATGATCTTCGGTCTGTAAGGATACATCATGGCAAACCCAAACATAGTCAACGTAACGTCCATTCTTGGCACAACAACGTACTACACCCCCACAGGTGCAACTGCTGTAGTGCTTGTACCTAACGCCGCAGCAAGCGGTACGGTGTTCAAGATTAACCAGATTGTTGTGGCAAACACTACAGCGTCTGCGGCAAACGCAACGGTGGCGGTGTACTCAAACGGTGCTGTAGCCCAAGGCTCTGCACCCTCTGGCGGTACGGCTTATCCTATCGTGTCAGCAGTGTCTGTTCCTGCCAATGCCTCGCTGATTGCCGTTGACAAAACAACCGCTGTCTACCTAATGGAAGGCAACTCCATCTCCATCACTTCGGGTACGGCAAGTGCGTTGACCTACACGATTAGCTACGAAGTCATAACTTAAACGGGTAGCACCATGAGTATGCGCTACAAAGGCGGGGTCATCTCTGCCACTGCACCAACGTCCAGTGGGGCGTATCAAACCAGTACGGCTCCCGGTATTTGGACGCTTGAATCTCAGTTGCAGTTTGCTGGCGCAAGTAATTGGCCAACACAGGGTAACTTGGCTCCCCCCACGGTAATTGGTCAAGCCTACGGTGGTGGGTTTTATGCAGGGCAGATAGGTGTATCAAGTGTTGCTACGCACTATTTAATTGTTGGCCCTGTTGCGTCTGCGGAAAATTCAAGCATGCGATATAAAAACGCAAACACTGCTACTCCGGGTGCTGATAGTGTTATTAACGGCCCACAGAATACAGCAGATATGGTTGCCGATGGCAACGCTACTGTTTATCCAGCGGCTCACTTTTGTAATGATTTAGTAATTGGTGGGTTCAGTGACTGGTATATGCCAGCACAAAACGAACTTGAAGTTTGCTACTACAATTTGAAACCTACTACAACGAGCAACACTACATCATCAGGCATAAACGCCAACGCTGTTCCTGCTAGAGCTAGTAACTACACGGCTGGAACACCTGCTCAAACGTCCGCTACAGATTTTAGAAGCACTGGCACAGAAAATTTTGCAGCGGTCAATTATTGGTCTAGTACTGAGTCTGGCCCTACGGGTGCATCGAGGCAGACCTTTAATTACGGCGGTCAGGGCATCGGCTATAAGAACTATTATTCCCGTGTCCGTGCCATTCGAAGAGTTGCAGTTTGAGGAGCATCACAATGTACATTTGCATCACCGAAGTAGACGCAATAACCAAAATACCCTGCACTGTCGAGCCACAGCGCACAGGGCCATCCATGCCAGCCGTCAAAGGCTATACGCATCTATGGCATGACAAATCCACATGGCCTGTATCAACAGCGCCTGATGGCACATACCTCCGTGCCCCAAGATACTACGGCACTTGCGATAACGATGCAGACACTACCATTGCTGGAGTGTTGCAAGTCTTGACTGAGGCAGAGTACACCACCCTCAGAACCGCAGAGCATGAAGCCCGTAAGCCCTATCCGTCTTGGGTTGGCTACTTGGACACAATGACTTGGGCCGCACCTGTAGCAAGACCCGCTGATGCCGTTATGAATGGTGGTAATGTGCGCTATCAATGGGATGAAGCTACGGTCAACTGGATTCCACAGGCATGAAAGAGTTCTTCTTCATCTCTGGTTTGCCACGGTCAGGCTCGACCCTGCTCTCGGCTATCCTGCGCCAGAACCCTGAGTTCTACGCGGACATTTCGTCCCCAGTGCAAGGCTTGGTTACCTCGACAATCAACGTCATCACGGGCAGCGAGAGCAACCACCTGATTGATGAAACCAGACGCAAGCAGATACTCAAAGACGTATTTGAGGCTTACTATAAAGCGGTCACGCCGAACACGGTGTTTGACACCAGCCGGGGCTGGACAGCTAAGACATCACTTCTCAAAGACCTCTACCCCCAGACCAAGATCATCTGCTGTGTGCGTGACTTGCCGTGGATTCTAGACAGCTTTGAGCGTATCTCGGCTAAGAACTCTTTGTATGGTGCGGCACTAACAGACGATGAAGCTAGGCAGACAGTTACCACAAGGTGCGATGCCCTGATGGATGTGAAGAAAGAGGGCCAAGTGGTCAAGCCCTATTACTTCTTGGAAGAAGGCTTGTTGCTAAATCCCGACATGATCATGCTGGTGGAGTACGAGATGCTTTGCAAGCAGCCTGAGAGCGTGATGCGTGAGTTGTATCAGTTCATTGGCAAGCAATATTTTGACCACGACTTTAAAAACGTGGAGTACGAGAACGAAACGTATGACAAGGCTCTGAACATGAAGAGCCTGCACACGGTACGCAAAAAGGTAACATGGCAGGAGCGCCCGTCCATCCTGCCCAAGTCAGTGTGGGACAAGTACGCTGGCAAAGACTTCTGGCGCAAGCCAGCACCAGAGTTTGCGGTCAAACAACTGTACAAGGTTAAATAATGAAAATCTTAGTCATGGGGCTACCGGGCAGCGGCAAGACCTACCTTGCACAAGCCCTCAAAGCCTACCTTGAGAACAACTCAAGCATCAAGAATATGCCAGCACACAAGATGCAAGACACGGTTCCTATGTCTTACAAGTGCAGCGTGGATTGGTTCAATGCTGACGACATTCGCAAGCGGTTTAACGATTGGGATTTTTCCAAAGAGGGCCGCATCCGTCAGTCTTTGCGGATGGCTGAGTTTGCACTCAAGTCCACTGGTGACTATGTGATCTGCGACTTTGTGGCCCCGCTGGTGGAGATGCGGAACAACTTCAAGGCCGATTGGACGATCTGGATGGACACCATTGACCAAGGGCGCTTTGACGATACCAACAAAGCATTTATTTCACCGAAGGAATATGACTTCCGGGTCACTGAGCAGAACGCCGAGAAGTGGGCCGAGTTTATTGGTAACCATATCTTGGATCAACGCCGTCGCCCGGTGTTTGACTGGAAGAAGGAGACCGTGCAGATGCTTGGCCGCTGGCAACCTTGGCATCCGGGGCATCGTGCCCTGTTTGACCGGGCTATTGCCAAAACAGGCCAAGTGGTCATCCAGATCAGGGACTGCCAAGGCTGGAACGGCTCCAACCCCTTTGCCGCAGAGCAGGTGAAAGACCTGATCAAGCGTGACCTAGACCCCCTGTACCAAGGGCAGTACGAGATACAGCTTGTGCCAAATGTCGTGAACATCACTTACGGCAGGGATGTTGGGTATAAAATTGAACAAGAGTCTTTTGACGACGCAACACATGCAATATCGGCAACAAAAATACGCAAGCAAATGGGCGTGAAATAAATTGGAACCAGCATGAGCGAACGCTTCCCCGGTGGCATCATCACAAAGTCCCCAGCGACTCCTACTGGGCCATACCAAACAGGCGCTGCGCCGGGTATCTGGACGCTTGACCAGCAGTTGCAGTACCAACAGCAAGGTGTCTGGCCTACGGCGGGTCTATCGCCTAATTACATTGAGGATGTGTTTTCTACGTGGCTGTACACGGGTACTGGTGCATCACAGACTATCACCAATAATATTGATTTGTCTACCAAAGGTGGGTTGGTTTGGCTTAAACGGCGTGACGGAGTTGGTTCAAATTGGCTGCAAAATACTGTTGCTGGTATTGGGAATGAACTAAGTTCTAACAGCACAGCAGCCACTGCCGCACAAGGATTTGTAACTTCAGTAAGTACAACTGGTTTCACAGTCGATACAGCACTGTCTGCAAGTGCAAACACTTATGCCTCATGGACATTCCGAGAGCAGCCAAAGTTTTTTGATGTTGTGACGTATACGGGGAACGGGGTAAATGGTCGTGCTATTTCCCACGCTCTCGGTTCAGTGCCCGGGTGCATTATGGTTAAAAGCACCAGCGACGCAAGTAATTGGGTTGTTTATCATCAGTCTTTGTCTGTCCCAACAAATAAAACTTTAAGGTTAAATTCGACTTCCGCTGAATTAACAAGCCCCTATTTCCCGACAACGCCAACATCCACCGTGTTTTATACAAACGGTGATGGGTATGAAGTTAACACCACAGGACAAACTTACGTAGCCTACCTTTTTGCAAGCAACGCAGGCGGCTTTGGCCTGACGGGTACGGACAATGTGATTTCGTGTGGAGGTTTTACTACCACTACTTCACCAGACACTATAACTCTTGGGTACGAGCCTCAATGGTTGCTGATTAAGGCCGCAAATTCCGCAACCAATTGGTACATATTTGACAATATGCGGGGCATACCTACGGGTGGTTTAGACTTAGGCTTAAAACCCAATTTATCATCCGCAGAAAGTGCCGATGCAAACTTTGTAGATTTAACTGCAACAGGGTTTATATCAAACATTCAGGCAGTATTTGGTGATGGTATTGACATCATCTACATAGCCATACGCCGTGGCCCGATGAAAGTGCCTACGTTGGGAACGCAGGTTTATAACGGCGTTACTCGTACAGGTACGGGGTCTGCGACAACTGTTACTGGTGCTGGATTTCCTCCAGATTTGGTTATCCTAGAGAGCCTTCTTGACCCAAAGGGGTCTTTTTCCGATAGATTGCGTGGGCCTACTCAGTTACTAAATTCTTATCAAACTGCGGCTGAAGCAACAGATACTAACGGCGTTACAAGTTTCTCTATGGACGGAATGTCCGTGGGGGTAGGTAATGCGGCTAACCGAAGTGGCTTTGATTACGTCTACTGGTTCTTGCGCCGTTATCCATCCGTGTTTGATGAGGTTTGCTATACGGGAGATGGAGTAAACGGCGCTAATATCACGCACAACCTTACGGTTGCGCCAGAGTTTGTCATTATGAAGAAGCGCAGTTCTTCCACAAACGGAGAGTGGACAGCGGCCATCAGAAAAAACAACGGTGACTACGAAGAATGGTTTGCCGGTGCTGGGCCTAATTACGCAGCATTTACCACCGCACCCACCGGGAGCACAAGATCAGCAGCAAGCGCCGCCTCAGTTTACACTGCGTCTTATGTAAAAATTGGAGGCTCTTATTTAGGGACTAACGACTCCGGCTCAACTTATGTGATGTACCTCTTCGCAACCTGCCCCGGCGTTTCCAAAGTAGGCAGCTACACAGGCAACGGCACAACCCAGACCATAGACTGCGG